ACAGATAGCCTTATCACCAAAATTATCTAGTGACCACATACCAGGTTCTAATACCAAGTCACCTGATGCTGCCTCACCCCATGCCACAAAGTTTGTTGTGCTAGTTACCGTATCACCTGCACCGTGTGATGCAGCTGTTGTATTTCTAACCTCTCTTGTAACTCCTGTTAGTTCATTGGATGTGCTTATACCTGTGTAAGATATCTCTTCTGTTCCTATCTTTATAAAGTTTGTACCTGTGTCTGGAAACTGTGATACATCTGCCAATACAATACCTGTCGTCGTTGAAGCATTTATTGCAGAAGATAAAGTTGTTGTGGGTTCTCCTGCAACCTCACCACCAAAAGTTCCAAGAGACCAACCAAAACCTTTTGCCTGTACAGCAGGACCTACAGGATAGTAATGTTGTACCCTGATACCACCTGATGTTGTTGCACCAGATCCTGATTCTGCTGATGGCATCGTGATTGTAATTGTTGTGCTTGATGGCACAGTTGTGACCATAAATTTTTTATCATCAAAATCAGAAGAACCAAAATTTGAATTTGTTATTGTAGAAAAATTATCTAATAAAACTATATCCTGTTCTCCTATACCATGCTCTCCACTGAAAGTTATTGTAACAGTCTGTGATCCGTTGGTCGTGGTGAATGCACTTGTGAGCGTTGTTGTGGATTTAATCGGATGTATGTCATAATACACACCACCAGAAAACGCATATAAAATCCTGTTTGTGCCTATGATCGCATACTTTCTGGCTTTACTGTTTACGAAATGATGAAGACCTCTGCCGGCACCTGTCAATTTATCGTCACCCAATTGTTTCCAGCCACCTATCTTTTCAGGTGTGCCATACCTAAAACGGACGTTATCACAGTCGATCCATTGACCTTCTGCTCCCGTTGGTGTTATCTGTTTATTGATTCCAGGTGCAAAACCTATCTTTTGTAGCATACGACTCCATTATAATACTATTTTACAAACGATGGTAGGCCTAGCATAGGTCTGCCATCAAATTTGTTTTTTTCAGCAAATGGGCCGTTTACATGATTATAATGTAAGAATACTTGGCCACAAATGTTCCCGTCAAAAGGCTCTCGCCAATGTTCGAGTTCGCAACCACTATACACTAGCATATCACCCACTTCAAGCAAGACTTTTGTGCCTTTTGGGGCATTGGGCTTAAGTATCTTTTTATACTCGTCTATGACGTTGTTAGACCCCGTGCCGTCGATAAATATGGGCCATGGATCTCCACCTAGGTTCAGAGTCGTGGATATCTCACAGCTAGGTCTATCTTTGTGTCTTCGTAACTCATCTCCTCTTTTATATGCTCTGGCGTAAGAATATGTTGGTATCAGATCTAATCCTGTATGTTGTTTCATAACAGGCAGCATCTTGACTAATAACGTGTCCATAACAAAATCACCATAACAGGAATAGGTATTAGGTATCTGTTTATCGGTCCATGTTCCGAGTATTGAGGACTGTGAGTGTATGTTTTTCTCATACATGAATCTTGTTGCATCTCTTTTAAGTAAGAAATAATTAAGTATAAAATTAGCCATCTCATATGACAATGCTTTTTTGATTACCTGATATTTGTGATCCTTAAACATTAAATCCTTTCTGTATAAAATTAAAAGATACTGATATTCTTATATCATTACTCTCGTTTGGTTCAACACAATGCCAAAGCCATGCAGGAAATATTATTATTCTACCCTCTCTTGGATCTACACGCACCTCTCTCCATAGATGTGAGGGAGGCTCTCCTTTTTTTCTTGTGGGCATTACCATGTGTGCTGTTGCTCTTGGTTCGTTAAATACTATTTGTCCAGAATTTTTAGGGGCTTTGATATAATACACTCCACTAAAATGACTGTTAGGGTGCACGTGCGGTCGGTTATATCCACCCGGTGGATTTATGTTAGCCCACATGTTTCCCATAAATGGTTCGCTGTCTAACCACTCTTCTTGAAATATCTCCATCTGCATTTTAAATAATTCATCTACCAATGGTTTAAACACAGGTATCTCATGCATGTTGGTTGTGCTGTGCCAACCTTTCATATTTGTTCTCTTGACTCCTTCATCTTTGTTAGACCACTCAATAACTTCTCTCTCAAAAAGCCTATTGTCTAGATTAACATCTTTTGCATATATGATTGTTGGAAAGTACGCAGCTTTGATCATTTAAATGGTGTGCCTCCAAACCACATAACCAAAGATTTTCTGTTGCCACGTATTACAGGTTTCACTCTGTGTCTTATAAATGATGCAAAGAACACAGCGTGTCCTTGTTTTATCTTTGCTATCTTACCCTCACTCATTAACTCTAGATCTCCACCCTCAAATTCATTTTCAGGAGATAATAGACATGTCATAGATATTTTTCTTACAGGTGGTTCGTGTGCACAATTTACATCATTGTCTACATGCCAATCATAAAACCCACCTTCTGGATACTCTGTGTATTGTGCCATCTCAGTTATCTGCATTCCGTCAAAACCAAAATGATTACCGTTTGTTTGTTTCATAATGTTTTCTATATTCTTGTACATAGGCATCATCTTTTTAAATGGAATCCAACTAATATGTGAGGTTCTGGTTTTAGTGTCTATCACCCCACCTTTAATTCCTTTACCACTTCCAACCTCTGCGTTGTTTCTTGGCTCAGCACGTCCAGCCTGAATAATCATCGTGCATTGTTCAGGTGTAAAGATCGGTGTGGTTGTTTCCACTATATAAGATTTCCATCGTGGTTCTGTTATCATATTAATATCCGTATTCTACCCATCCCGTTATTATATATTTATCATTCGACAGAGGTGGGTTACCTCTATGAACGTGTGTGAATTGTGATGGCCAAATTAGTAGTGTATTTTTTTCTGGTTTGAATCTACACGTTTGATATAAAAACTCTGTCTCTCCACCCTCTATAACATCGTTAAGGTATACCATAAAAGCTAGTATTCTGTTTCTTGCTTTCATCGCTGCGTTTTCACAATGCCAAAAATGATAGCCCTCACCTACTTTGGTTTTTTGTATTTTAACTTCTAATATCGTGTGTCGGTCTAAATGTTTTAGAAAAGAATATTTTTTTACATATAATGGATATACCTCTTTAAAAAACATATCTATAAAAGGTTTGTTGTTATATGTCATATAAGCAGTTGTATTTTTTATAGTGCTTATTGCATTATCTGATACTAACGTCTCATCTTCGTTTCTTGGATATACCGCACCTTGTTTCTCACATTTATCAAAATAATTTTTATAATCATCTATCATTTCATTTGGCATAAAATTTTTAAATACACCTATATGGTTATCTATGTGATATTGTTTTTCCATTAACTAGCACCCCTGTTTTTTATTGGATCAAATTGAACATCACAGTTTGCGGCTAGAGTCCGTCTCACCTCATCTGTTCCATTAAATGGATATACGCAATGTCTCATGTCATACGGAAAAACATAAAAGTCTCTAAGGTCCATAGGTGGTTGATAATCTATTTTTGCAAACTGACCGTTAGCTGCACCTAATATCTGTAGCCTACCGTTTTGTGGCACTTCATCATTTGAATATTCTCTACCATATGTTGATGGTAATTTTAAAATCATAACACTAGATAGACCTGTAAACAACATACCTCTATGTATATGTGCAGGGTTATATTCATGTTGTTTCATCTCATTAACCCAAATAGAATTAAGATGTAAATCATAATCTCTTATCTTATTAAAAGATAGGTAATGTCTAAACATTTCCATAAAATAGTTTGTTACATCTCTTGGCAACCTATTATGGTTTTTTATTTTTGTTTGATCAGCTCCATTATAAAATAAAGAATGTTCTTTCTCTATCTTACCTACTAATTGTTTATTTGCAGGTGCAAGGTTATTAAAATTAGATTCATAAATATAATTAATGGAATTAAATATATCTAAAGGAACCTGATATTTTAAAATAGATTGACCTAAAAATATAAAATCAAACTTTGGGTTTTCCATGTTGTTCAATCTGTTCTTTCTCTTGATAACTGCTTTCTAATTCACCAGACTTTTTAATTCTTTGTAATGATTGTAGTTGTCCCATTACATTGAATACTTCTGCTTCTGATGAGTTTTGATTTAATGATTTAGCTTTTTCATGGTACTGTAGTCCATAAGATTCTAACTGATGTTGATTAACATCTTTGTCGTTAAACGATCCATCGTTAAATTCTTTCTTTAGTTTAGACCACATTTTAATCTCACGCATTCTATGTCTTGCAACTTTTTCCATAGATGCTTTACCAAATATAGCTTCATCTAAATCTATTTTATATTTTGTTTTCTTGTATTCGTCCTCTTCTTTTTCAATTTTACCTTCTAGCCATTTAATCTTTGCCTCGTTTCTTCTATAGTCAAATGATAGAGTCATTAGATTATCTAAGTATGATGATTGTTCTCTAACACACTGCCAATACTTTGCAGCTTTAGTTGGGTATCTATTATCTTGTAATACAGAAAACCTTGCTTCTGTCTCTGTTCGAAACATTTGTTTCTTGGTCCATGTATCACGAAGCTCATCTACCATACCTTTAAACGATGATAAATCCTCTGTTGATAATAAATTATTTAAATGTGGTTCTTCACCTTGTATAACTTCTTTAACGTCTTTTTTCATATCTTTATCCTTTATAATTAAAACTAATATATATTAATTAGAATATATTACAAGTCTTATGAATCACTAAATGTAACAGTTGTAGGTGATTGATTAACCCACTCTTCTGTTGCTCCTGTAAGTGGTCCAGTTGATAATTGTCCACCAAACGCTAGAGCATTTGTTTCTGTTCCTGTTCCACCTAAATAACCTCTACTAGAATTTAAATCTGCGTTTTCAGTCCAGTTAGTCCCATTCCATGTTTCTGTTAATGCTCCTGGTGATACTGGAGGGTGTGCACCAAAACCTAAAGCTGCAGTGCTATTTGTTCCTGCTCCATTTAATCCTTCTCTACCAGTATTTAAATCGTTTAATTCAGTCCAGTTAGTCCCATTCCAAGATTCTGTTTCGGTTTTATTACCTGGGGCACCACCATAGATTAAAGCAGAGGTAGCAATACCATTACGCCCTGAACCTGCTCTAGCAGTATTTAAATTATTAACTTCAGTCCAGTTGGTTCCATTCCATAATTCTGTATTTACTGAGTAAGGAGGGGCATTTCCCCCAAAAGCTACTGCTGATGTATTATCAGCCCCTGCGCCCATAGCACCTCTAGCAGTGTTTAAATTATTAACCTCAGTCCAGTTTGTGCCGTTCCAAGATTCTGTATCTGTTACTTGTCCAGATGAGGCATATCCACCATATAATAAAGCAGATGTTTGTGTCCCATTTGAACCGTGTCCTTGTCTGGCTGTATTTGTATCGTTTACTTCTGTCCAATTTGATCCATTATAAGATTCAGTAATACCAGTTCTACCTGGATCTAAATCTCCAGCAATACCTAAGGCAGCTGTATATATCCCTGCAGCACCTATAAGATATCTAGCAGTATTCATAGTTCCACCTGTAGACCAAGCACCGACTAAATTTGATAGAGTCCATTCTTCAGCGCTTGCAACTGTGGTCGTTGTAAACCCACTCGCACATATAGAACTCGTTGTTGTACCATCTCCTGTTGTGTAATATATAGCGGTATTTAAATCGTTAACTTCAGTCCAGTTAGTTCCATTCCATTGTTCTGTGTTTGCTACTCTAGGTGGATCCTGTGTACCACCAAAAGCTAATGCAGATGTATACGCTCCTCCACCACCTAAAAAACCTCTAGCAGTATTTAAATTATTTACTTCAGTCCAATTAGTTCCATTCCAATTTTCTGTATCTCCCACTTGATTAGAGGGCGGACTTGAAATACCACCAAAACCTACAGCTGCTGTATTATCAACTCCTGCTCCAGCTAAGCCTCTTCTTGCAGTGTTTAGATTATTAGTTTCTGTCCAATTAGTTCCATTCCAAGTTTCTGATAATGCTGAACTTGGTCCTGGATCTGTATCTCCTCCAAATCCCACTGCGGACGTTTGCACTCCAGAACTTCCCATACGTTGTCTTGCGGTGTTTAAATTGTTTACTTCTGTCCAGTTTGTTCCATTCCATAACTCTGTTCTATTCTGCAATCCTGGACTATCTCCCGGACCTCCACCAAAACCTATGGCAGCTGTTGATGTTCCTGTACCTACTACAAAAGAATTAGCTTGATTCATGTCATTAACCTCAGTCCAGGCTGAACCATTCCATGATTCTGTTTCATCTTTTATAGGTGGGTATCCACCAAATACTAAAGCAGCTGTTCCACTAGCTGCAGCAGATCCTGCACCATACCTAGCCGTATTCATAGCAGAAACACTAGCCCAAGATCCTGACAGATTAGGTCTTTGTCCTTTTAAAACATTTGATGTTGTATTATACCAAACCTGTCCCTCGATAGGGTTAGATGGATCGGATGAAACTGCCTCGATGTTTGTTCCTTTTAATTCTTTGTACGTTGCCATAATTAACTCGCGCTTACCGTTTTAGTTGTTGTTGATGAACTACTCCACTCTTCTGTTGTTGCTATAACTCCTGGTGGATTTGTTCCACCAGCAACTAATGCTGACGCAGCTGTCCCAGCATCTGAAGAACCTATGTCCTCTCTCGTTACCGACAAATCTGCCACCTCTGTCCAAGCAGAACCACTCCAATCTTCTGTTTTACCTGTTAAAGGTGTACCTCCAAAAGCTAGAGCTGATGTATTGTCAGCACCAACACCACCTGGATTATACCTTGCAGTGTTTAAATCGTTTACTTCAGTCCAGTTAGTTCCATTCCATGATTCTGTGTAAGCTCTCTGTGTTGTATCATAACCACCGTAATATAAGGCAGAAGTTACTATACCGTTTCCAGCAGCACCTGACCGACCTGTGTTTAAAGCATTAACTGCTGTCCAGTTAGTTCCATTCCAAGACTCTGTATTTGCTGATCTAGTAGCAGGTGGTGAATAATAACCTCCAACAGCTAGTGCTGATGTGTTATCAGCGCCTGCGCTAACCACACCATATCTTCCTTGGTTTAAGTCGTTTACCTCAGTCCAATTTGTACCATTCCAAAGTTCTGTTTCAGTTCTTGATGAAGGTGGAAATCCACCAATAGCTAAAGCAGATGTTTGAGTCATGTTACCGCCTCCTACATAACTTCTTGCAAGGTTTAAATCGTTTAATTCAGTCCAGCTACTACCATTATAAGATTCTGTAAAAGCCCTAAGTCCAGGGTCTGAATCTCCACCATAGATTAATGCAGCTGTTTGAGTTCCAGCACCTCCCGCCGCTCTTCTACCAGTGTTTAAATTACCACCTGTAGACCAAGCACCTACCGGTGCACCTGCACCTGTCCATTCTTCTGTCGCTGCTGTGGTAGGTGGTGTTGTTCCACCAAAAAGTAAAGCTGATGATGGATTACCGGTTCCTGCTGTTTTAGCTCTAGCTGTGCTCACATCTGTTGTTTCAGTCCAACTAGTTCCGTTCCACTCTTCTGTTTTTGCTTGATAACTACTATTATCATCTCCTGCAAAAATTAGACCAGCTGTATTGTCTGTTGCTCCACCTGCTAATTCTTTTCTTGCAGTATTTACATTATTAGTTTCTGTCCAATTAGTTCCATCCCAAGATTCATTATTCGCTGTTAAACTTGGTGTTGATCCAGTAGCCGCTATTGCAGATGTTTGAGTCCCTCCTCCAGCAAAATAAAATCTAGCTGTGCTCATATCATTAACTTCTGTCCAGTTGGTTCCATTCCAAGATTCTGTTGCTCCTGTTAGTGAACCAGTGCTACCAGCATAATATAAAGCTGCTGGTTGAGTTCCAGCTGCTACACCACCATATCTTGCACTATTTAAATCATTAACTTCTGTCCAGTTGGTTCCATTCCAAGATTCTGTATATCCTCTAACAGATCCATCATATCCCCCAATACCTAAAGCTGCTGTATATGGACCTGTGCCTCCCATATATCCCCTTGAATTATTTAAATCATTAACCTCAGTCCAACTAGATCCATTATAAGATTCTGTTACAGCTGTATTTGGAGAACCACCAAAAGCTAAAGCAGCTGTTCCTATCCCAGCTCCTCCTGCCCATGTTCTAGCGGTATTTAAATTTCCACCAGTTGCCCATGAACCGGATGTGGTTACAGTTGGAAATGAAAACTTTAATACCTGATCAGTCTCGTTATACCACACCTCTCCCGTTATCGGATTATCGGGATTAGTCGTATAGTTCCGAATCTTTGTACCAACAATGCCTTTGTACTCAGCCATTTAATTTTTATGCCTCCAATGTCACGTCCGCAGGTCTTGGATTGTCATCTGTTTTTTGATCTTCAGGTAACGCATCCCAAGCAGCTTGAGCCGCTTGAACCTCTGCATCAACTAATGCTTGAGCTTCGTCTTTTGTTTTAACTACACCCGCTACTTTGGCGATCCAAAGATTAGCATGTTTGTTGTATGCAGGAACTTGCCAAACATTCGCCGGATAGCCTTTAAACGTGATTCTGTGAGATTCATCGTGATCGATAAAACCCTTTCCCCAGTTTTCTGCTACACAGTATTGATATGTTCTCATAGTTTCCTCCTTTTTAATCTAATGCTTTTACCACATTTGAACTAGAACTCCACTCTTCTGTTGAAGCTAAATCGCCAGGTCCATTTCCACCAAAAGCTAAAGCATTTGTTGTTGTTCCCGCTCCACCTAATTCATCTCTAGCTGTGCTTAAATCTGCAACTTCTGTCCAAGAAGCGCCATTCCATTCTTCTGTTTCTGTTTTTCTTGGTGGTACGCTACCACCAAACGCTATAGCCGATGTATTTCCTGTACCTGCTCCAGCTAAAAAATCTCTGGCTAAATTTAAATTATTAACTTCAGTCCAGTTTGTGCCATTCCAAGATTCTGTTTCATTTAATTTTCCAGGAGAGCCACTACCACCATAAGCTAATCCTGCGGTTATAATTCCACTAGCACCCATACCTCTTTTTGCTGTATTTAGATCATTAACCTCTGTCCAATTAGTTCCATTCCAAGATTCTGTTTTTGCTGTATAAGGTGGTTCAAAGCCTCCTATGGCTAAAGCTGATGTATTATCTGCACCTAAACCCGGTAAACTATTTCTGTCTGAACTTAAATCATTAACTTCTGTCCAGTTGGTTCCGTTCCAAGTTTCTGTAAGTGTAAAAGTACCTCCTGCAGGATTTGGAGATCCACCATAAGCCAACGCTGATGTCTGAGTTCCATTTGATCCTATCAAAGTTCTAGATGTATTTAAATTATTAACTTCAGTCCAATTGGTTCCATTGTAAGATTCTGTTGCATTTGTTTCTGTTCCTGAAGCATCTCCACCAAAAGCTAAAGCAGCCGTGTAAGTTCCAGCACCACCTAAACCTTGTCTTGCAGTATTCATACTATTTTGTGTAGACCAAGCACCGACCGCTGCACCTGCACCTGTCCAAGCTTCTGTTGTTCCTACTTTTGTTCCTGGAACAATTTCTCCTGCTATAGCTAAAGCATTAGACACAGTGCCTGTACCATCTAAGCCTTGTCTTGCAGTAGATAAATCTGCAACTTCCGTCCAATTAGTTCCATCCCATTGTTCAGTCAATGCTGATCCTGGAGGTGCTTCTCCACCAGCTCCTAAAGCTGAAGTTGAAGTTCCCGCCCCCATCATTTTTGTTCTAGCGGTATTTAGATTATTAACTTCAGTCCAATTTGTTCCATCCCACAATTCTGTGGCTACCTGTATAGGTGGGACCTCTCCTCCAAAACCTAGAGCAGCTGTTGCTGTTCCTGCCCCTTTTATTCCAAATCTTGCTGTGTTTAAGTTATTAACCTCGGTCCAGTTGGTTCCATTCCAAGTTTCTGTTTCATTAGCGTTAGGTGTTTTTTGTCCTCCAAAAGCTAAAGCACTTGTATTATCGGTTGCAACTCCTCCAAGACGATATCTAGCTGTGGTTAAGTCGTTGACCTCGGTCCAGTTGGTTCCATTCCACAATTCTGTTGTAGCTGACACGGGAGGTGTGCCTCCTCCAAAAGCTAAAGTACTAGTCGAAGTGCCTCCACCCGCTAGTCCCCACCTTCCAGTATTTAGATCATTTACTTCCGTCCAACTAGAACCATTATATAATTCTGTTTCAGTTTTTTCACTTGGTGATCCACCAAAAGCTAAAGCTGATGTATAAATTCCTGAAGAAGCATGAGCTTGTCTACCGGTGTTCATTGTGCCACCAGTTGCCCAAGAACCAGCCGTGGTTACATTTGGAAATTGATATTTCCACGCATAGTTTGTGCTATCGTACCAAAGTTGACCTTCAACAGCGCCTGGATTATTACCAGCGAAGTTGACGACTCCTGTCCCAACACTCTGCTTATAACTAGCCATGATTATTTATTCTTTAGCAGCCAGCCCTGTGTAGAATCTGTATATACTAAAGTGTTTCCTGCCCTTTCTGTTGAAACTGTCAAGTCTGCTGTAGATCCTGCAATTTTCTCGGAACCATTTGCAGCGATGGTAAATGTGTAAGTATCAAAAGTTCCCGCATAATCGATAAATACAATCTCATCTCCTAAAGTTCCCGCAGGTAAATTCATAGTTATAGCGTTACTTGTGGTATTTACAAAATACCCTTGACCAGCTACTGCTGTGAAAGTAGATGTTTTTACCGCTTGCCACGAAGTTCCACCACCGATATATGTTTTGATTCTAGATGCAGCAACTTTTCTGTTAGTTCCACCTGCTCCATCATCAACTATAAATAAATCTGCATCAACCAGATCAGCACCGATATCTGTTCCACCGTCGATGTCTATCGCTGCTAATGGCAGCGTTCCTGAATCACCAGTTCCAACCAAAGTTCCTGTATTCACAGGTAAAGTTAAAACAGCTGATGATCCTGCTGAGTGTGGTTGTGCCTGTAGAGTCTGCGCGTGTGCGTTGGAAGACTCACAATAAAATTTTACTTTTGTAACGACACCTGTGCCTGTTCTTATATCTATAAGACCATCTGTTATCGAAACACCACCTGATGAACCATTACCATCTATAAGAACTTTACCACTACCATTTGGTAAAAGTGCTATATTTCCATTTGATGTTGATACTATATCGTTTCCGTTGACATCTAGATCTCCACCTAATTGAGGTGATGTATCATCTACAACATCTCCACCAGTCTGAACCTCTAAAATATTTGGGTTTGTTCCATCGCTAGCCGTAGCAAATACTATCGCCGTACCTTTGTTAGTAGCTGCAAAAGTGAATGTGGATCCTGAACCTGAAGCATATTTAAATTGTACTGTGTAAGCTCCAGAAGTTGCATTTTTTAAAATATAAAAAGTCTGTACATCTAATGGGATTGTCACAATCTGATTACCTGTGATTGTACCCGTAAATTCTATCATTCTGTGTGCAAGTTCTGCACCAGTTGATCCATCACTGACAGCTAAAGCTGTTGTCTGTGCACCACCCGCTATGGATTTTTGTATAAATCCACCAGATATCTGTTCGATAAGCTGTAAATTAGTATTTGTTTTTGTACCCCAAGTTCCAGCATTTTCACCGGTTGCTTGAAGTTCTACACCCAAAGGGGTAAATGTTGATGCCATAAAAAATTCTCCTACGCTGCTACATCGTTATAACTTGTATTTGATCCAGTTGCAACATCCGAATAAGAGTCATTCGAACCCGTTGAGACATTACTATACGACGTATTAGAACCAGTGTCAACATCGCCGTAAGCAAAGATATCGACAGCTCCAATACTAGATGTTATTGAGAAACCATCTAATCCTATGGTAATATCATTTATAGAAATAGAGCCAACATTAGCATTAAATGATTGACCTGTTAATCCCAGAGCTTCCTCTATCGTTAGAGAGCCAACACTAGATGTCATGCTCAGGCTTGATGGCTGAGCTATGGCACTACCTAATCCTACAATAGTTCCTAATGCAAATGTAGCCTCTACACCTGAAATCTGAACCACATCATTTGGTATCGTAACAGTTCCGATACTAGCACTAAATGATACACCGGTTAATTCTGCTTCTTGTGAGGATATACCTGCTGCGGTTCCTTGTGCTGATGTGATTGATAGACCAGAAAGAATAGCTGTCTCATTAGGTGCAACAGCTGTTCCTTGACTAAAAGTTGCCTCTTGACCTGTTAAACCAATTGTTAAATCATTAACTGTTACAGAACCAATAGAACTAGTTATGGATTGACCTGTCAATCCAACCTGCATATCGACAACAGATACAGAGCCAAGTGATGATGTGATTGATAAACTTGTTTCTATGACAACAGGAACAAAAGCCTCCCCCTGTGAGGATGTGATCTCAAAACTTTGTGGAGTTATTATTACATCAGGGACATCAACCGAACCAACATTGGCTGACATCGATAAACCTGTTGGAAATATTGTTGCGTCTTTGAGCTCGCCCCATTCGCCATCGTTCCAGGCTTGGCCCCAGGTAAACCTGCCCCATCCTGAGTTTACCGACATGGTCGGCCTCCTATGCTAATCTGATTATTGCTGAAGAAGAATCGTTTGTAGGAAATTCTATTTTAAAAGTTCCGTTACTTGCAGTCTTGTCTCCACCAAATGCAATAACACAGACAGCGTCAGTAGTAGACGAGCCACCATTTGTTGTTGTGTTATATATTAGTGCACCGTTTGCAGTAAAAGAAGCAGATGAAAAAGTTACGTCACTAAAATCTGTGAACGCAGTTGTGCTAGTTAATCCAACTCCAGTGTTAGTTAAAGTTGCACCGCCTGCAGAATATGCAGAACCTGATGTGTTTGTGATTTCTTCTGATGTTGAATAGTCTGTTGTAGAAGCACCTAAACTAGCGTCGCTATCATACAATGCGATTTTGAAAGTGTGACCACCTGAAGATTCAAAACTGTGTTTACCTTGTAAAAGTTCCTGTTTGAAACTTGAACATATTGCTGATGATATAGCCATAATTTATTCTCCTACG